CCAAATCACGGCGGATAATGCCAGTGACTTGTTGTCTGGTTTTGCCTATATCTTTGATCCGGCGACAGCCACCGATAACAACACCTTCATCCCCGATGCCAGTGATGATGTCACCATTGATTTGGGGTCGGCGGCGCAAGGTTGGCTCGTGGGCGGCATTATTCGTCTGGTAGCGACCAGTGCGTCAGTATGGCATTGCGAAGCCTACCTGCATGGTGACGGCTCGCTTGCTACCCCATTTGAATAAGGAGAAGTCACATGGCTGATGCAGTCACTTCTCAGACTATTCTTGACGATGGCGGTCGCAATTTGGTGATGAAGTTCACCAATATCAGCGATGGTACGGGTGAAAGCGCGGTCGCAAAGATCGATGTCTCTGGTCTAACAGCCAACGCTGTTACGGGGCAGGCGTGTAACCGGGTGGTGCTTAATCGCCTCTGGTTCAGCAATGTGGGTATGGGTTTCAAATTATACTGGAACGCGGATGCCAACATGTTTATTTGCCAAGCCCCGAAGGACTGGACCGATACGTGGGATTTCAGCATGGGCATGAATGATTTGCCCGGAATTACCAACAACGCCGGCACAGGCGTTAACGGTGATTTGTTGTTGACGACCAACGATCACACTAGCGGTGATACCTATAGCGTCCTAGTCTGGGCTTTAAAACACTACGCTAACCCGAGTTAAGCGGATTATGGCGATTAGTCGGGCACAAGCCGGCAAACAAACCCGAAGTGCGCCCGCGAGTCGGAAGAAGCGCAAGGTGAAGAAGGTCATGGGCGAGTTTAAACACGGCAAGCTCAAATCCAGTTCGGGCCAGAAAGTTAAGAACCGTAAGCAGGCAGTGGCTATTGCTATGTCTGAAGCGCGGCGACATAACGGGAGAAAGCGTTAATGGCAAAAGAAGATGTCTTAGCGGCGTTAAGCCCTTTGTATGGCCTTGCTAAAGGTAAAGGGCCGTATGCCAATAAGTGGCTGATGGGCAAGCTGGGCCGTGATCGCAAAGAGTACGTTGAGCTTGAAGAGGAAGAAGCGAGTAGATTGGCTGCAGAAGAAGCGGATCGTCTACGCATGGAAGGGCTTCTTGCTGAATCAGCCCAAGGTTTTAAAGCTGGCGGTATGGTTCGCAAATCCCGTGGTGATGGGAAAGCGCGGCGAGGCAGAACACGGGGGCGAATCGTCTAAATGGCAACCAGCGGCACTTATGCGTTCACTCTCGATCTGACGGACATGATCGAGGAGTCGTTCGAGCGTGCGGGTTTGGAGCTGCGCAGCGGCTATGACTATCGCACGGCGCGGAGAAGCATTGACCTGTTAATGCTTGAATGGCAGAACCGGGGCTTAAACCTGTGGACCATACAGGAAGGGACTACGTCGATTACCGCAGGGACTTCGCGTTATGCGCTGGACGGCGATATTCTCGATGTGATTGAAGTCTATGTTCGCACCAATTCGGGTGATACCGGCACTCAATTCGATCAGATGCTGACGCGGGTCTCGATCAGCGCCTATGCGCATCTATCCAATAAGCTGACGCAGGCGAAGCCGCTGCAGTTCTGGCTTGAGAAAGATCCCAGTGCGATTGCGATCAACTTGTGGCCGGTGCCGGACAGCGCGGAGACCTACACGTTGGGCTATTACTACATGCAGCGGATAGAAGATTCCGGCTCGCCGGGGTCAAACGAGATGGATCTACCGTCTCGGTATTTGCCGTCTCTGGTGTCTGGATTGGCTTATCAGTTGAGCTTGAAGCGCCCAGAAGTCTCTGACAGAGCACCGGCGTTGAAAGCGGATTATGAAGAGCAATGGAATCTGGCGGCGGATGCGGATCGTGAGAAAGCTGCGTTTCAGATCACACCGGGAGGGTATCGGTTCCCATGAGCTACGCTAACGGTAAATACGCTTTTGGTTACTGTGATCGCACGGGCTTTCGCTACAAGCTGAAAGACATGGTGGAGCAGTATGAAGGCGGCAGACCGACGGGTATGCGCGTGGGCAGGGACGTGGTCGATGAAGATCAGCCGCAGTTGTTGCTGGGCCGGATTCGTACCGGAGATGGCGATGCCTTGCGGAACGCTCGACCTGAGTCAAACCTCCTTGAGAGTCGTCGGCTTTTTGCTTGGGATCCTATCGGCGGCGGTGTGACCTCTCTCGGCAGCCGCACGGTCGGGTTGACTATGCACGGTGAAACAGGATTTTTGAAGGTAACAACCAGCTAATAGGTATGAGTCATCTGGAAAATAAGATTGAATCGTTGACCCGCAAATGGTGGGTCTTGAATAAACAGCAGAGGGCTGGTTTCGACGAGGTTGGCCACTTCGACTGGGTATACAGCGATGGGTGGGAAAAACTCGAAAGAGATAAAGATAAAGTGGTCGAGTTGCTGGCAGAGCTTAAATCAGATGCACCGGCTTTCCCGGTAGGTTTACAGGAATAATTATGGCTTGGACTTACACCACATTAAAATCAGCGATTCAGGATTATCTGGAGACGACTGAAACCACGTTCGTAAACGATCTCGGTACGATTATCAGTCAAGCTGAGGATCGCATCTTAAAGTCGGTGCAACTGCCAGACTTTCGCAAGAACACCACCGGCACCATGACATCGGGTAATTCATATCTGGCAACCCCCTCCGATTTTCTCTCCCCCTATTCTTTGGCGCTCGATGACAGCGGTTATGAGTACCTGATCTTTAAAGACGTGAACTTTATTCGAGCAGCCTATCCAGTGGCAGCGACCACTGGCGTGCCTAAGTATTACGGCTTGTTTGACGATACCTCATTTATTCTCGGGCCAACCCCCGGCAGCGGCTACGCTGTGGAGCTGCATTATTTTTATAAGCCGGAGTCGATCACGGAGTCTAGCGGCGGCACCAGTTGGCTGGGCACCAATGCAGCATCGGCGTTGTTATACGCCTCGCTGGTGGAGTCTTATACCTTCCTGAAGGGCGAAGCGGATCTGCTGCAAGTGTATGAAGGCCGTTATCAGGAAGCGGTAGCCCAGTTGAAGTCACTGGGTGAAGGTTATAGCACCACCGACAGTTATCGGAGCGGTGCGGTGAGGAGCATGCGAGCCTAATGGCGGAAGAACTGGGACGTGTGGCGCTTTTAGGGCTGGGTCACAGCCAGTTGGACTATCACCTGTCGATTACCCACAGCGAAGAATATGACGAAGTTTGGGCGGTGAATTCGATGTGTGCCGTAGTGAAGGCAGACCGCGTCTTCATGATGGACCCGGCGTCACGCTTCTTTGACAGCGATGATGCGGGTGGGCAGACGGAAGTGATGCGTAAAGTTCTGCCTACGCTGACATGTCCGGTGTATTCCTGTGAATTAGATGACCGGGTGCCGGCCATTGAGCTTTATCCGCTGGAAGAGATCGTCGGGGACTTGGGCTGCGGTTACTTTAACAATACGATTTCTTATGCCATTGCCTTTGCGTTATGGAAGGGCGTTAAGGAATTAAACGTCTTTGGGGTCGATTTTACTTATTCGACCAATATTCATTATGGCGAGTTAGGGCGTGCTTGTTGTGAGTTTTGGCTGTCCCGCTGCATGGTGGCTGGGATGGAGGTAGCGATTGCGCCCCGTTCTCCTTTGCTGGATACCAATGTGGCAGAGAAGGAACGCCTTTACGGTTACCACCGCTTAGAGAATCCACCCGTGGTTTACCTTGAAAAGGGTAACCTCAAGGTGACACCGTTCTCTGAAATTGAGAAGGAAGAAGAAGTCGTGGTGTCGATTCATGGGCGTCAGGACAATATGCAGATCACTCAACCCGTTGAACCGAAGAGTTACTGATGTTGCAAGTTGATTTAGAAACGTCGGTAGGCAATCTGGGCGTTGAGACTACGGAGTATCGGGGTCATACGCCGGAAGAATGGGCCAAGATGGCGGCGAACAGAATTGTGAGTATTAGTAACACGGCCCCCGAGCCGTTACGACAGCAGGCACATGCCTTTAAAAAACAGGTGGAAGTCTTGCTTACGGATTACATGCATAAGGCTGTGGACAGTCATATGTGTACGATAGGAAATAAACTTGAACAACAGGGCCACGGTGATATGGCTGCAATACTTAGGAGGCTGTAATGGCAATCACACAGGCAATGTGTACGAGCTTCAAGCAACAAATCTTGCAAGCCAAGCACAACTTTTCCACCGGGGGTAATACGTTCAAGTTGGCGTTGTACACCAGTTCGGCCACCATGAGTGCTTCAACCACGGCGTACAGCACGTCGCAGGAAGCGACGGGTACGAACTAT